GAGTAGTTTCCGCTCGTTCCGACGTTCCGAATGATGATCGCCTGACCCACCGAGACCTGAGTCGCCGGGGGCATCAGAAGATTCAAACCAGAGGCGGTAGCGGTGACTTCGACAATGTTCGCAGCGACGGTAGTCGTCGTAGTCCCATTGATAGGCCACGTTAAGACCGTGCTGGAACTGATCGTCAGACTCTGATAACCGGTCTGAGTCGGGTTGATTGTCTGTCCCGTATACGGGTTCACATATGCGGTCATGGTTAGCTGTCCGTAACAATTGCTTGACGATCAGGAATTCTGGAAACGTCTTCGTCTTTCAGTGCTTTGATTGCTTCCATGTACTTCTGCTGGAAGATGACCCGCTGATCGTTTTTGAGGAACGGCATCGCCTGAAGCAACGTGCCATAGAGCATCGCATTCGGAGCGTTTTGAGTCAGCCAGTTCGTCTGGTTCGATGAACTGAGAGGAGCAATACGCTCGTAGTACAGGATCTCGACCGGATAGGCTTGGTCGGGAGTGGGGGAGAAGTACCACCAGTCCCAGTTTGTGTCCGCATAGTAGAGCGGAGCGTCGGAAACCGTATTGTTCTGCGAGTAACCAATCAGATACTCGTACTTCCGCAGGAGGATCGGGTTCTTTTTACCGTTCGTGTCGGTATAGTTGACCGATACCGTCTTTCTCCACCGGGCCGGTTTCTGGAAGTTGGGATTGCCCGCAGTCATGGTTGACTGAACTAACTGAAGCTGACCAAGTGTCTTGATCTCTTGCGCGATCTCAAACTCAGCAAGAGTGATGAACGTCGGAATGGCGTTAATCGTAGCCGTGTCTGACCGCTCTAGGTACTGCAAAGTAACCGAGTTCAGACTGTCATACGTCATTACCCAAGATGGGTTGGCCATATTAGTTCATCCTATCATTTCAGAATTATATCGACAGATCGACGGCCTTGCCACGGAAGAACACTATCTCCTTGTCTTCGTCAACCACCGTACAAAATTCGGGCGGCATCAAAATACCGTCCTTGAAAGTAATTACAGCAAAACCACTACGCCAATCACTAGGAGTACCCAGACGATAATCAAATTGCGGACCGTCGACTGAAGCCAGCGTTCCAACATCAACGCCATATATTGTAGTTGTTCCGCCGTTAACTTTTGAAAGGGTGGTTCTTGGTCGGACTTGTTGTGCATGGAGATGCCCGCTGATCGTGGAAATATGCGCCATCTGGACATTGTTATACTGCGCGTGGATTCCATGCCTCATCCCGTGAATCAGCAAGGTGTGCCCATTGATGATCACTCGGAGATAAATCGGCTCCTCAACGTGGTCACGAAGCCGCGTCCCACGAATACCCTTTGCTTCACTGGCGTTCATCGCAAAGTACTTGTCGAACCTCGCCGCGTGATTTGAGTGAATCATCGCGTGACTAGCGCCCTTCGACACCTCCTTGATCTTCCTCTTGGCCATCAGCATTGCTTCAAGCTCGACGGCAAGCTTCGGCATATCAGTCCAGCCGGTCGGTGGGTGCCTACTTACACTCGCCGCATCCAAACTATCGCCAAGATCCCAGACCCAGTTCGGTTTAATCTCGGGGAGAAGCTTCAACAATGCCCTATTAGCACAAGAATCAAGGCCCGGCCAAAAGTGAGCGTCCGAGTACATCACCATCACAGAATCAGTTACGTTCAGTTCCAGTGAGTCGTATTCGGGTTGATATTGGCTACGTCTATGCGTTACCGATCCCTCTACTTGAAAAGTTTCACCAGTATCTTTTTCGATTCTTGCGAGCCTTCGGTATACCCACCTTTCAGATACATTAAGCTCTTTCGCCACTTTTACGGGGCTTTTTAGCGCCCGCATTGTGTCCGAAATGACTTTGTCCGGGATTTTAGAAGCAGTCATTACAATTTCCTGATCCAATAGATGCTATGGGGCAATGCCCACGGGATTTGAGGCCAATACGGTCTGAATCCTGCTGCAATCAAGCTTCTTGCTGACGCGGGGTTCTCCGTCGTGCAGTCCGTGATTGCATGGGTATTGCCAAGGGATCTGGCTTTGATCAGACGCACCCTTATCAGGCGCTTTTGGATTCCCTGTCCGCGATACTCGGGAAGAACCCCGGCGCGACACAGGTACATTGTTTGCTGCCACCGATCCGATGGCCGCATTCCGGCAAAACCTACCGCCTTTCCATCCTCATCTATCGCCAACCACCACCAGCTTCCTTCTTTTGGTGTCTCCGGGTCATCACTCGGCAGACAAAGTAGCTGAAGGTCGATCAAGGCTTTGTACGCACTATCAACAGCGATAATGCGTATCTTGCTCATTTTTACCCGATCATATTTATCGAGTTAATTTCAACACTAGCGACTCTATTCAACCAGCCACGTTCGTAGGTTTCGTTCTTGAGACTCTTGTACCACCACTCTTTTTCATCAGAGAAGTCTTGAATCAGCTTCTGAACAGGAACCGCCTTGATGGCCTTCATGGTCATCGGACCAAGGACTCCATCCTCAACCACGCCCACAGCCTTTTGCATGATCTTGATAGCTCTCGCCGGTCCACTGTTCACCGCAAAGTCGAACATCAGGTAGTCAATAGGGGTCGGAAGCTCATCACCCTTGACCTTGTCCCAGTAGTTCTTCTTGTAGAACGGTTTAACGATCTCGGGCGTCAGGGTCCGCATCTCGGACCACTTCACCGGATGGCCAACATAAGCCTCCCAGTTCGCTTGCGTGACCCCAAGGTTGGTTGACCCCGGACGACCGTCTAGCAATCGATTGCCGGGGTCTCTAGGGTCCGTGGTGAACCCTCCCTCAGACTTCAGGATCAGCCCAAGCGATCGACTGAGGTTCGTGATCATTTTGCCGGCGTTGAGTTGTACAGCATCACATCCTTCTTCTGGCCGGCGTTCGTTGATCCGAACCAAAAGGCGACCACCGAGACCCATGCGGTTCCAAGTGAACCCAGCATGATCAGGAGGGGTTGAGATCCATCCTTCGGGTAGCCCATCAGCATCCCAATGAGGATCCCAAAGAAGCCGATTGTGATCACGCCGGAAAGAATGTCGGGAGTCCGAGACTTCGTCGCGACCTGCATCTCACGAGCACTTGCCCGGTCGGTGACATCAAGCTTTTCGAAGTTCAGACCCATCTCAAGAGCCTGTTGCTTGAACCTGATCTCTTCTTGACGAATCAAAGCGATCTGGTCTGCAGTCAACTTCCCATTGTCGATGACATCCTTCACCTCTTCGGGCAGGACGCCAATGACCTTAGAGATAGCAGTTACCGCAAGACCGGCGAGAGGCCCGCCAAGGGCGGTTGCAAGCGTCGGTGCAATCTGTGCAAGCCAGTTCATTTGATCTCCTACGGCTTAATCAGTCTTTCTACAATCAACGTAACAGCGCCACTCAAGACACTGACTACTGTCATCCCAACCCAGAGCCCACCCTTAGACTTGTGAGCAAGCTCCAAAAGGGATTTGACATCGGCTTGAAGGGCAGTCACCTGATCGCTCAAACTTTTGACTTCCGACTCTAAGCGGCCAAATTCACGAGGATCAATTTCTGACATGACTGGCCCTTCGCCAATTTAGTTTTTGTCGTCAGACTGAGCTTTTGCTTCGTCTTGGACTGCGGTGATCAATTGAAAAACTTCTTGGAACGGACGGGTTCCGAGATAGGCCATAATCTGATTAACAAGAGCGGTCGAGAGAGTGATTTTTTCCATTTATTTCCCCATTTCTATCAAGATACGGTGATTGATTTTTTACTTGGCTTCCAACGCAACGACACGAGCCGACAACTCCTGCACCGCCTTGGTCAGCACGGCGATGATCGGATCAAGCCGCAGCGTCTGTGGCTGGATATTGCCATCCGATGTCAGTCCGTCTTTGACGCCATCTACCGCGCTAGGGATAACGGCGGCAAGTTCATGTGCGATAAAGCCTTCTCGCACCGTGCCATCGCCTTTGAACATTTCAATATCGGCAATTTCGTAAAGCACAGGTCGCAGCGCGTTGATTCGAGCCACCGCGTTGGCGGTTTGCGTGACGACGTTTTTCTTGATTCGGTAATCAGACGAAACAGTAACAACCCCGGTATTTGAGCCATCAACGTACAGGTTGGTAGCAGAGCCGTTCCAGTACAGATTCATGGTGTTGGTGCCGCAATTTCCACCCGTGCCATTTCTGGAAGCGATCCCTACGGCGTTCAGCACTCCTGCCAAAGTGTTGTTAATTGTCGTTCCGCCAAAACCCCATGCGCCTCCGGTTGTAACCCTTCCCGCTTCTGTGTTGTTGGTAAGAAACTGAATGGGTAAACATGACCCGCTGCCTGCTTTTGATGAGCCTACTTGAACCGCGCCTGCGTCGACATACAAGTATCCAAAACTTGCATTTGTAGGATCTGAATTGTTCCAAACAGTAAATTGGGCTGATGCGGCCGTTCCGTTTGGAATTGCGCCAACAGAAGTCGTGGTGTTGGTCGTTTTGTCTTGAAATAGCGTCCGATTCGCCAGCGTGACGTTACTGAAGTCGCCCTGAATCCTCGTGGCCGTACCAGAGAACAGCATATTCCCCGCACTTGCCATGCTGGTCGATGCAGAGATGACCGGTGCCGCAAGGGTGCTGGTTCCAGTGGTGTAGGTGAAGCTTGATGAGTTACCCAGAGCCGACGTACCACTACCGAAAGGAACGTATCCCGCAGTCAGGGAGGTAAGACCAGTTCCCCCAGCAGTCACTGGGGTTGTCTTCCATGCGAGGACTTGAACCGCACCAGCGTTGTCCTTGTAGAACAGCTTTCCGTCAGTGTAATTAACGGCCAGTTCTGCTCCGTTTGAGGAACTGGTCAGAAATGAAGGATCGGGAGCGGCACTAGCCGTTCCGCTTGCATAGTGCAGGATTGGTGTAAAGCCAGTTTGTGCCATTGAATTAGAACCCCTGTATGCCAGCGGACGGT